GGCAGCCAAAGCCTCATCAGATGCTCGACCGGCCAAATCAGCCTGTTTCCCAGCCTCCAACGCTTTAGCGTTAGCCAAACCCGCAGCAGAGATAGCGTTCCTCGTGGCCTCGATAGCCTTATTCGCCTCCGCAAGGGCGGTCTTGGCCGCTTCCGTTGCCTGCGTACCACGGGCGATACATTTCCACCAAGCCGTATCGGTCAAGGGGTGGTTCTTGTTTCCGTCCTTGACACAGAGGTAGCAGCTATCATCCGTGACGACGAAATCGAAGGTGTTGTACGTACTCGCCGTGGCATAAACGCCCTTATCGACGAACGCCACCTTCCCCAATACTATCTGACTCATTATAATTCCTCCTTCCTTTTTTTGGTCATACGTTCAAATACAGCTCACCGGTCTCTTGGTTGAGCTTGACAAGGTTTGGTGACACCTCGTCCTCGTAGGACATCACCAGCGTCATGTCGGCGGGGTTGATCGTGAAGGTCGGGTACAAGACGCCTCCCTTAGCGAGGATGCCCGTATCGACATACCTGTCCCCATCCAGATCCCATTTCCACCAGTTGCCGTTATCGCCAACCTTCCACGGGTGGTCGGCCAGCTCTTGCGCGCGGTCACCCTGTGTCTTGGCGAAGTTACCCTGCGTGTTGGCGTAAGAAGCTTTCTCATTCGCCAATTTCGCCGCGTCATTTGCGTTTTTAGTTGCGATTTCGGTATCTTCCTTGATCTTCTCTAACCCATCGTGAGCGGCATTAGCGTTAGCCGCGGCTTTATTGGCTAAATCAGCTGCGGTATTAGCCTTACCGGTTGCGGTATTGGCATTCCCTGTCGCGGTGATGGCGTTCGCCGTAGCCGTATTGGCCTTTGACGTGGCCGCCTCGGCGTTCAGCTTGGCGGTGTTGGCATTGGAGGCCGCCGTATTGGCCGCCTTAGTGGCGGCACGGGCGTTGGAGATCTCCGTGAGCATGTTCTCGTAAGCCGTCTGGATGGTTCCGAGGCTCACCTTCACGCTGGTTTGTATGCCGTCTATGATCTTGCAACCGATCGTGTACAGACCGGTAAGGCTGTCAGCCAGCGTGAGTTCTGATATTTTCTTTTTCTTAATCGGCATATATGTTCAAGTCTATGTAATACTCCCCATCCTCCGTGACCACCAGTTCCCCGGCCTCGGTAGCCAGCAGGTAATCGATACCATCCATCCGGAACACCGTGAACTCCAGCGTGAGGTTGAATGTCACCACCATACGACCCCGGAGGCTCTCAAGCTTCCAGCCGGACGTCCTCTTGTAGTAGCAGGGGTATTCCTCCACGTTGTAATCCACGTACAGCGAACGCTCGCCCGGCTGGATCAAGGCATCCAACAGGGCGTCGTAACAACTCCAGAATGTCGTCATTGAGCCGGCGATGAGACAGCATTTAAGAGTGACCTCCTTGCTATTATACACCACCTTGCCGGCATCGTAGATCCTACCGTCAACGTCCAGTACCGTACGGGACAGGTTAGTCTTCACGGTCGGAGATCTCATGATCTCGTCCCGGCCCTCCGTCACCATCACGCCGTATCGATCCAAGGGTACGCCGTCCAGCTCGTACTCGGATGGAGGAACATACGCTCTACCCTCCGGGATCGCCATGAACGAGGGTCTTACGGGCTGATCCTCGGCGAACCGTAACGTGAAGGCCTCCAACGTGTCCCAATCCTCATATGCCGGGCTCTGGATGAGTCGCAAGCTCCACTCCCTGCCCAGCGAGGGGATACGGAAGAGGTGATACCCGGACTTCGATAGGTGCTCGACGAGAGCGCCGGCGGATCTTCCGTCCACGCTGCGGACGAACGTGATGTTGAGCTCCCGTGGTTTCAAGGTGGGCTTTTCCAAGTCCGGCTCTATGCCGTCCTCGTCCGGCCAGTCGTTCCTATCCGGTTCCACCAGCTCGGGGAACGGGAGAAGGCCGTCGTAACCTCCCTCCGTGATCCATACGCCGAAATCGGTGTAGGCGTCTCGGTTGTCTATGTATAACTCACCCCTCATAAGATCACCACGGTATTATCCTTGTTTATCTCAACCTCTCCCCCGATATTCACCAGCAGGATCACGGCGTAGTCGCTCGCCACGACCCTAGCCTTGCCGCCGTGCATGAGGATCACCTTGTGAACACGCTCGTTATCGTCTATCGTTATCACCGCATCCGTATCACCTATCACGGCGATATTGCCGGGATTGGTTACGTACACGTGGCCGGAGTCAACGTACACCCCGTAGGGCATCACGTGACCGGCCATGCCACGGAACATGTCTAACGACGGGAAATCATTCTCCGCGCAAAACTCACGCCCCTGCGGGCTGAAGAACAGCCACACGAGGCTTCTCCAGTCCGTCACCCCGTTAGAACCACTGCATGCCCCGAGCGAGAGGGCCGATTTGATTATGTCGTTAACCGTCTCCATCATTATCTTGATCTCATTAATATCCCCTTGTCGTTAATAGTCTTTATACCGGAGGCCGCCGACTTGGTATTGGCCTCTATCTTCTCGGATAGGGCCTCTATACGTCCGGAGATCTCCGCTACCTTGGCCGTGTTCTCCGACACCTTCCCGGACAGGTCCTTGATCGCCTCCACGTTCTTCCAGCCCCTTGTCTGGAGGTCGTAGATGAAGCGCATCTGGTCGGCTATACCCGTCACTTGCACCAACGTCCTATCTAAAAATATAAGTTGGGTCGACATCTTACCGTCTATAACATCCGCGGAGTCCTGGGAGATGGAACCAACACCTTTGGACGAGGCCGTACGCCCGTCGTCCTCCTCTACCGCGTTACCGGTATTGAAATATTTGTCGGCCCAACCAAACTTACGGTCGAGGTCGTCGGCCAGCTCCTGCGCCTTCCGATCCAGATAATCCTGTTCCCAGTCGCTGATATAATCGTCGGACCAGAACTCGAGCAGCTTCTCCCGGATCTCTTTCATGGGATCGGATGCGGTGGCCTTGATCGACTCCGTGACCATGTTCCTTATCATCTTCCTCACGAGATCCTTGGCCGATCGCGCCTTGTCCTCCCCGGCGGCCCACGCGTCGGCGTAAGCGTTGGCGAAATCGTCGATCGCCGATTTTATGTCACTACCGAAAATGGCGTCCTTGCCGGCCTCCTTATTATCCGCTATGGTGTTATTGATCTCGTCTATCTGGTCCCGCCACTCCTTGATGCGGTCATTGTCGGTTTTCTTCTTGTCCTCCTCCTCCTTGATCTGGTTTTGGATAAGCACTTTTTGCTGTTCCAATAGCTTATTCTGCTGGTCGATAAGCTTGGAGGCATCCTTGGAATAGGCTTTCTCGATGGACCTGCCCAGCTTATCGTACGACTTGTCCAACGTGTCGATCTGATCCTGCAAACGCTGGATACGACTCTCGTTCTTCTTGTCATGGATCTTGGCGATAGAGGAGGCAAGGGATGTGACCACCCCGATAGCGGCACCGGCAGACGCACCGATCGGCCCGAACATCGCACCGGCTTTCGCCCCGTCCATGGCGGAATTGACCGCGTCCATGGCCACATTCAAGCCTTCGGCTATCTCACCGAACGCACCACCGAACGAATCCCCGAGTTTCGAGAAAGTATCAGAGAGGAATTGCCCGGACCGCATGATTTCGCCAAGCCCTTCCTCTATATCGTCAATTGCCTGTCGCAGCTTTTTCGTATCGTTACCAGCCTCAAATACGCCTTTCAGATCTTTGGCGACCTTCTCGTATGCCGGGCGCAACTTGTCCGCAGCTTCCTTGTTCTCCTTGAGCGCGTCCGAGATATCTTTTAGTTTATCGGGTGATTTACTCCACAGTTCAAACGTCTCTTTCGTGATACCGAAATCCTTGCCCTTGCTCTCATCCCAGACACCGCTTTTCAAGAACTCCAAGGCTTCACGCCCCTTCCGGTTGATGGCCTCCAACTCGGAGAGGGTCTTGTCTTTCATGTCACCGAACAACCGACTGATAGCGGAAGTCGTCTTGCTCGCCTCTATGTCGAGATCAGACAGTTCCCTTTTCATGGCCTCGGAAAGGGACTTACGCTCGCCTTCCGTCGTAGCCTTGGCTATCTTCTCGTTATAAAGAGCCGTGATAGCATCTCTCTTATCAAGATAAGAACCGTATTCTTTCAGATACTCGTTCATGGCACGTTTCTCTTCCTCCAGTTGTTCCTTATTCACATTAGAGGTCGATCGCTCCCGTTTGACGTATGAGTTCACCAAGGCTGTACGAATCTCCACGGTCTGTTCCTTAGTCAGTTTGCCGCCTTGAGCGTCTTTCCACTCTTTTTCCTTGGTAAGTATGGCGGCGATCTCATTGTCATAGTCTAGGTTTATCTGGGCGATCTTCTTTGCGGAGCCTTCTTTCATCAGATCGATCTCGGATTGCTGGTTCTGCCGGCGGAGGGATAGGAGTTCGTCTTGAAGCTTTTTTCGCTTTTCTAGTTCCTTTTTATCAATAGGTGTAGCTATTTTCGCCTTTTCCTCCTCTTGTTGGCTACTAGCTAACGCCTCCGCCTTCGTACGAGCCTTCAATCCTTGTACGACTATCTCAACCGCTTTATCATGCTCAATCTTCAACTGCTCGTTCCGTTTTCGTAAACGACGTAACTCAAATGCCTCCGAAAAGCTGGTATCAATCCAACTTTTCTTGTCTAGCTGGGAGATTCGATGGTTATTTTTTGCAATTTCATCCTCTATGGAGTTTACGGTAGCGCGCTGTTGGGCCATGGTTCGCTCATCTATCGATTTAGAAAGCATCTTATTAGCCTCCGTCATATCCATCAACATGAACTTTTGCAAGGATAGATTTTTCAGTTCATCCGGATAGAGGGCTTGTAATTTCTCGTATGCCTCCACTTTCTGTAACATGGACTTGTTATCGTCGCGCAAAGCATTCAATAGTTCATCCGTTTGAGATCTCATGCCTTCTATCCAGTCCTTCATCTCTGCGACCCTCTTGTTATGGGAATCCAACGCCTTCTCTGATGCCGTCGCCTGTGTCGCGAGCTTGAAGATCGCATACCCAAGGGCCGTAACACCCGCCACGGCCAAGACATACGGATTTGCAAGGGCAGCTTTTCCGGCGGCCAACATTGCGACAGCCTGTTTTTTCAAAGCACCTGTAAGCAGCGCAGTTGCGGTCGTATGCTGAATCGTCGCCAGTCTGCTCAAAGCTGATGTCTTGATATAAGATCGTTGCGCCACTTGAACCAACAAAATAGCTGTTTTATAAGAAAGAAACGCTCCCGCCGCATTTTTCACCAATGCCTCAACCCTCGATATCGTCCCCTCGATATCATTGTTCTCAAAAGCCTCATTAAACGCCTTGGCGATATCTGACACCTCTTTCAATATCCTCTCTCCCATTGGGCGCAAATAAGCCTGTACATTATTCGCCAACAACGTGAGCTGATTATCGGCGGCGTCAGCCATCTTCTCAAACGCAGCCTCTGTCGCACCCAAGGAGCCCTGCAACTCTCCCAAATCATTTGCTGCCGCCTTTGCATTCTTTCCAGTCAAAGCCAGTGTAGCGGCCAGGCCTTCATCCGTGCCAAGCATTTCCTTCATCTTGGAAGCGGAACCACCAGCCTTCTCATAAATCAATTGTAATGCCTCTTGGAAAGTACGACCTTGGAAAGCGGCGTCTCCAAGTTCTCCGGCGGTTCCTTGGATAGCGGCACGGATCTGTGTCATAGCCTGCGCCGTCGGCGTTCCTTGCTTGGTCAATGAAGCGACAGCACCCAACACTTGGTCGATACTAATCCCATACGCAGCCGCAATAGGAGCAACTTGGGCTATGGAGGCTCCCAATTCGCCAAATGTAGTCTTACCCAACCGGACGGTTGTAAAAAGCTGGTCCGAGACCGTACCGGCTTCCTCCGCAGACATCTTATAAGCATTCAGGATCGTTGTAATAGCATCAGCTGCCGTCTCGGTTTCCGTAAGCCCTCCCACGGCAGCTTTAGCCGAAACTTCTAGGATCTTCATGCCATCCGCCCCGTCATGTCCGGCGGAAACAATGCTATATAACGCCTTGGCGGCCTCCGGAGCCTTGATCGGTATCTCTTGGGTTATGGACATGACCTGATTCATGAAACCGGTCATATCATCCGTTACTTGAGTGGAAATGGTCGCCACTTCCAGCATGTTCTTGCGAAATTCCTTCTCAAACTCATACGAGCTCTTGGCCGCTTGCGCAAACGCCGTCGCCGCACTGATACCGATACCGCCAAATATATCAAAAGAGGTGATATCGCTTGCCAGAGTCTTGATAATTCCCATAGCCTCGCGTTTTCCTTCGTACAAGCCGGAGTTGTCGATCCCGGTAGCCATGTACAGACTGCCCTCTCTATTTCTGATTCCCATAATGCGTTTATGGTAAAATATAGGATAGCCTTTCATGTGAGACTGTCAACCGTTAAAAATTCACTTA